TCTTCATTTAAAAAAAATCCATCTTGTTTAGGAATAAAACAAGCTTGTGTAAAAGTTGCAAAAGGAGAATATTCATTGTCATCATATTTAAATCTATAACTAAACCTTACAAATTTATCTTCTAAAAAATCAGGATCACCTGGATAAGTTGACGGTAATGTATTTCCAACACCTGTACCTTGAAAATAAGGATTTAATGTAGCATTATCAGGAAGTTTTTGACTAACTACGTCGTACATGGTAGTTTCGTACTGATCACCATTAGCTTTATATAGATTTATAGCTTGAAAAGGATAATACTTTGTAACTGAAATTTGATCTTCAGTTGTATAATAAGTAGGGTTTATATCTAAATTAGGATTTGCTAAATTTACATTTATTTTTCTTGGTTGATTTCTATTGTCTGTCCAAAATAATAAATTTTCTATCATATTAACCCCATATATAGGATTGGTGGTAGAAAAATTTAAAAAAGAACCTGTTACTAGTAAGGTACTATCTCCGGTTAATACATTATAAGAATAAATATAATTACCGCCTGCTGTATTAAAAGAAGGTTCTGTTAAATAAAAAGCGTCTGTATTGTTTGTTAAAAAAATATAAATAGTATTTTTGCTAACATCTGTGAATTGTCCAATAATTTGAGTATTAGCACCACCACCGCTAAGCGCAGCAAGATTAGCTAATTCTTTATTTCCTAATACATTTTCTAAAGCACCTACATCTGCACCTTCAGATTTGCTTACTTGAATATTAAATCCTTGCCTGTATTCACCTGAAGGAACAAGCCTACTGTCAAGATCTAAATTCATTTTAGATTTTATAAAAACATTTTTAACCTCAGCCATTTAATTTATGATTTAATCCATTTAGATTTATTTCTCATTACTTGTACTATTTCGTCTAATTTAATATTAGATAATCTAATTTTAGCATTTCTGAGTTTTGCACTTTTTTCTCTTTTATATCTATTAACTAAGTATTCTGGAGTGTTTGCTTTTGTTGAAAGTACTGCATGATTTATATATGAATATATTGCATCTTCAGCCATTTTGGGAACTTTCATGTCTTGATCATATGCTAAGCCATCAGATATATATTCTAAAATAATAAGTTTATTTCTTAAATTACTAGAAAAAGACATTTTACCTTCTCTATTGTTTATAGTAAACCATCCATTTGTTTGAGATGTTTCTGGATCTAATCCGTAACGCTGACCTAAAAAAGATTCTAAAAATCCGCCTTCAGCATTAGGCACTAATCCGCTGTTTATAGCGTTGTTATCAATATTACCAACTATTAAATTATCATTAGCATTAGCCCATCTTGATTCAGTTATTGAAGTAGAATCTAAATCTTCATCAAAATTATCTTGTATAGGTATACCTTGCCAATCTTGTGGTAATAAGCTTTCTGGATTTGATGTTAAAGTTGTAGGATATATAATATGCTTAACGCCCATATTATCAATCCAAGACATTTTAACATAATTTACATAATCTTGAGGTATTGGAATAGATAAATTAGGTGGTATAGTTGCTTCTTGCGATTTTATACTTCTTAACGTATCATAACTAAATTCTTGTAATGCACGCTTAACATGAAATATAATATCTGTTCTTTTTACATTTGCTATTATTTTGCCTGCTCCTACATAACCAACCATAAAATTTGTAACTAATTCTGGTATACTTATATATTGATAACCTCCATAATTGTTTTCTACAACATTACCAAATGCATCATTATTTCCATAATTGCCACCTGTTAAAACTTTTAATTGAATTACTATTACAGTGAATTGTGCTGGAGTTGCAGTTATAGTAATAATATTATTAGTAACGGTATAAGCATTAGTATATTCTGTATACGATCCTGCTAAACCCGTAGGGCTAGTATATAATTTAAAATTATTTAATCCATAATTAACTTCTGTGGGATCAAAGCTTCCAAAAACTAAATTAGTATTAAAGTTAGCCGTAAAAACATTGTTTGCTCCGTCTGCAACAAAACTTTGTGCGCCTTCGTAATATTGTCTATTGGTTTCTTGTATTAAACCACCATCAGGTTTGGCCATAATTTATTAACTTTTTGAATTTATTTCGTCTGATTGTACTTGTTGTATTGCTGCTTGTACTATTTGAGGATCTCGTATTATTATTCCAGCATACGCTAGTATTTTTAATATTACATCAACTTGCTCACTTACATGCAATTCAAAATTTCTTGAGCCTACGTCCGCATTACCTGCGGTACCTTCCACATAATCTGATTTATTAAATTCATATTGTCCTAAAGAACCTACAATAAATCCCCATATAGGGGGAAGTGGCTTGCGCACATATTCAACTTGTATATCACTAGTTATACTTGTTGGTCTAATATAAAGTAAATTATTTTCATACAAATATGTTGGAAAAGTTGTTGTGGCTTTTGTTAATTTAGATTTTTCAGAAGTATAAAAATCATTTCTTTGAAGTCTTTGAATAAGAACTTCATTTTTATAAGTTACCTCACCCAATCTGTAAAACTCTACAGTTTTAGTATAGGCATCTATTGTTGGTAAAGCAAAAGGCTTATCCGTGGTAGTTGCTAAAAGCTTATACTCAGCATTACCAAATGTTTTAAATATAGCTATTTTTTCATCTATATTTTCTACTCTATCAGAATAATTAAAATCTGTTTGTGGCACACGTATTTGTTGATTTAAATCTTCAAAATATTTTTCAAAAATTTGTAATTGGACCTGTGCTCCTACTGTATTAAATTCAGCAGGTGTCATATAACCTCTTTGCTCTTTATTTAATATAGATAACACCGTAGTGTATACAGTATTTACGTTTATTGCCATTGTTTATTTTTTGTTATATAATAATAAAGCCGCCAAAAGACGGCTCTATATATTATAAATATTACACGTTATGAAAGTTTTTTCTCTATAGATTTATAAATTTCTACACCTTCATCTGTTTTAAAGAATGCTGCCATAGCTGAATATGGATTTTCATCAAAAGGCACATTAATTAATTTTCTATTATTAGAAGCCCAATTAAATGTTCTTTGATCTTGAGATAAAGATATAATACCTGCTTCAGTAGCATTTATAGCAAGATTTCTAAGCTGCACATTATCGTCATTAGCAAGATCTATGAACAGTTCTGCGTTACGCTGTGCAAATAGTATAAGATCTCTTCTAATCTCCTTAGAACTCATCTCAGATACCCTAGATCCAATCTCAACTCTTAATACAGCTTCTGCTATATCAATATCCATTTCTCTAGCCATGTTTAAAGCTTCAATAGTTATTACTAAATCGTCTAGCTCATCATGCGCAATTTCAACTGGATCAAATTCTTTATATTTTACATTTTTAGTAGGATGGTATAAAGAAAGCATTTTTTGTAAGTTTTGATTTTGCTTACCAACACTTAGTGTACCATTGTGAAAAATAATATGACCTAATGTAGCTTCTCCTTTTTGATCTTGTACAAATACGGAGTTTTGATTAGTTGCATATCTTAATTCTTTTTGTTCGCCTGATTCTTCATCAAACCAAAGCAAAGGATACTTAGCGCTATGCCTCGCTGGTATTGTATATGTTATTGGAGAATGATGTCCAAGCAAAGTATACGTTCTATCTTTAATTTCCCAACTAGGCTTTTTAGGCTGTTGAGTAGTTTTAGTAATTGGTTTTTCAATTGTTTGAGTTGCAACCTCAACATCTTTTACTGCTGTGTTAGCTTTTTTAGCCATGATATAATAAAATTAAATAATTAAAAAAATAAAGCAAGGCGCCAAATATATGACGCCTTATCTTTATCAAAATACTATGATGCAGTAAACAATACAAAATTGTTAGCACCTTGTACACATAAACATCTTTCAGATAAGAAGTGAACTACCATAGAGTCAATTCCTGTAGTGTAAGCACCACCGGCAGAACCTGTAATCCAAGATTTCATTCTTCTATCTTCTGTTTCAGAAGCTCTATAACGTACGTGTAGGAATGGTCTACGAATGTTAGATCCTAAAATTTGATCGTAAACTGTAGATGTACCTGCAGGAATAAGAACTCCATCAATACCTGAAACCTGTACTCCACCTCTTGTAGAAGCATCATTAAGATATTTCCAGTCAGTTTTGTAAAAGTCATAAGAACCTCTTCTAAATCCTGAGAATCCAAGATTCAAAGCCATTTCTTCAGAGTTTTCAAACAATCCAAAAGCAGTACCTCCCTGTACTCCTGATGAAATAGCACCTAGCATATCATCAAAATCCAAAGAAGTTTTTCTGTTTAAGAAAAGCATGTTCTCTTCAATAGCCCCTTGAGTATCAAGATTCTTAAGAATACTGTCAAATTCTCCAAGACCAGCAGTAGCACTAAAGTTGTTTAGTACATTACCTCTAGTATTGATAGCAGCAAAAAGACCTTCAGTTCCACCAAAAGTAGGAGCAAGACCAGCGACTGCAGAACCTACGGCAGCAAGTTCACCTTCAACCATTGCCATTTCAAGATAGTCTTCAAAACGTAAACGAGTTTCAGATTCAGCTTTTAGATACCATAGGTAACCTGAAGTTCCATCTTCTGTAGCTACTTCAATCCATCCAATTTGAGCCATGTCAGATCCGTTAATTTCGTATCTGTCCTTAATAATAATAGGAGAGTTGTTAAATTGAGTAAAAGAAGGAGTAATACTTGTAATGGTATTATCATTTGTTCCTTTTCTGTATTCAGAACCGTAAACAAAGATTTTAAGACCAGCAAGAGCAGCTCCAGCTGCACCTAAAGTAGTTGCTACACTAGCACCAATATAAGGAGCAACAGTAATTGTACCAAGAGCAGAACCAGCAGCATTAGAACCTGCACTAGCTGTAACTAAAGCTTTTACTTCTAGTCCATTAGTTGGATTCATAATAACGATAGTATCTTGCACTGAAATTACGTTGTCTACAAATGTAGGACCTGCAACGGCCACAAGTGGAAAAGTTAAAGTGTTGTCGCCACCAGCAGCTGTTTTAGTAACTCCATTGTAAGCAACATGTAATCTATTCTGTTCTGACCAAATAACTTGATCTGAAGTCATAGGCATTTCTGCTCCAACCATACGAAGGAATCCAGAAAGTGTTCTATTCCCATAACGCTCTACTTCTTGCTCATATATCTCAGGAAGATACTGTTGCGCAAAAGAGGAGAAGTTAGCTCCAGCAGCGTTTGTGAATTGTAAATAATTTGTTGAAAGAGCCTGTTGTTGTTGACTCGGTGTAATTGCCCCAAAGCTTGGGATGACATTTGCCATAATTAATTAATTTTTAATTGTTAAATTTTCTGTTTTTAATTTTAAGTTTTGAAGAGTCTACTCCGCTAATAGCTTTAACTTTCATTCCACCAAAAGTAATATCTCCCGAGGCTACTTGTCTAGCTTCAGTAGTTATATTTTTTGATTTAGCAATTTGTTCTTTAATAGCATCGGTTTTACCTTGCTCATAAAAATGACTTGCCATAGTATCAGCATTTCTAGCGGCATAAATAGCTTTGTGATAACCAGCAGGATTTTTCATTTCACCTTTTTCATTTAGGAACGTCCCAATAAAATCAGTTAAATTCTTTTGATTTTCAGCAACAGTAGAAGGATCTTTAACTCCGTATTTAAAACTTTTATCTCCTAATTTAAAATCAAAACCTTTGAAATCATTAGAAAAATAATTGTCTGTAGCACTATTAAAGTTTTCTTTTACTTGAATATTACGCTGCTCTTCTTCTTGGTAGCGATTGAAAAAGTCAGTAGCTTTTTTTTGGTCTTGAGTTATACTAGGTCTCAACTTGATTTCCTCGTAATATTTACCCTTAGTGTCCTCTAAAAAGTTTTTGGCTTTTGCAACTTCTTCTTTAAACGCAAGTTTCTTTTTGCGTATATCTCTATCCTCATCTATTTCAGCATCATAATCAAAGTCTTCTAATAAAAGACTTACATCTTCTGAATCTAAATGAGGTTTTGTTTGTTTATAATATTCTTTAATTAATGTAGTATTATCTACTGTAGAATAATCCGCATTTAATCTAGCATAATCATTTACATCTCCACCAGTTTCTTTCATAAACTTTAAAAGCTTATCTACTCCCTCTGGTAACTCAGGTGCGGCAGACTGAGTATTATTAGTTTTTATTTCTGATTTTATAGATGTTTCCTTTTTAATTTCTTCAACTTCATCTATTTGTTGTAATGGAGAATCTACTTCTTCGGCGCTAGCATTGCTATTATTTTTTCCGGTAAGTTTTTCATCTGTTGTTTGCTCGTTTCCTTTTGGAATTCCTTCGCTAGTGTCGGATTCGTTAAGTACAGATACTTCATCTGGGCTTTGCTCTTGAATGGCATTTTCTTGTTTTTTTAATTCTTCGTTAGGTATAACAACCTTTTGTACTGAGGGTATTACAACCCCTTGTTCGTTCCCTGGCTTTGTTAAATCTAATTTAGTTATGTTACCTTCTTGGTTTACTAACTTTTTAGGAATTCGTTTTTTAATTTTAAATTCCCCTTCTTGTTTTACTTCTGTTGACATGATATAATAAAATTAATTAATAAAAATTATCTTGGGCCAAATTGTTCTAGGCCAAACCCATCTAAATTATCATTTCCTGATGATTCAAAATCTTTGGGTAATAAATCGTTTTGTCTTTGATCTATAAGTTCTGATTGCTGAGTTCCTTGTATTCTAACTCTTTTGTCTTTTCGATCTTCTATTTCTTGTTCTTTTTGTGTTGTGGATTTAGCTTGCATTTGAGCTAGTTGCATTTGATAACTAAATTCTTCTGCCATTAATTGTTTTTTAATTAATGCTTCTTGTTCCATTCTTTGTATTTCAAAATCAGATTTAGCTTTTTCTAATTGCATTTTGGTTTCAGACAACGCTTGCTGTTTTTGTACTTCAGCCATTGCTGCGGCTTCAGAAGCTTGTGCATTTGCTTGACCTTGTGCAGCTATATTAGCTTGTTGTATTTCTTGATCTTTTTCTTGCTTTTGAGTTCGTTTTAATTTTAAAAGCTGATTAGCTAATTTTAAATTATTAATTTGTCTTACGTCAATTGCATCTTCTAAATTAATTCCTCCTTGCTGTAATGAAACTTGAATGTTTTGTTCCAGTTGTTGTTTTTCTTCTTCATCTGGTTCGAGCTCTAAAAATATTCCAAAATCATGCATTGCCACTTTTTCCATTTCTTCTAAAGTAGATACATTAAAAGTATTAATACTATTTAACAATGCTTCTTTGGTTAAAGGAAATTGCAATGCATCATTTACTCTTAAACTTACGTTTTCAGCTGTTTTAATAGTAATATACATTAAAGATTTTAATATATGTCTTGTAGCTGTATTTGAATTAGCTGCGGCCATTTTTTGCAAACCTACTAAAGCATTTTTATCAGGCGTACTACCATCTACTGCTTCATTTAGTCCGGTTGTATCTCTTATCATTTGTAAATAATATTGATAAGTTTGTATTAAAGCCTGTATTTTAGCAAGACCATTTGATGATTGCAATTCTTGAATGGGCACTTTTCCTCTATTTAATTCGCCATCTTGAGTTAAAGATCTACCCACAATGCTACCTGTTTGGAAATACATGTTTAAAGCTTCTGCTGGATTATAATTAGTACCATTACCAAGATCAACTTCAGCTAGCCCATCCATATCTAAATAAACTCCATCTGGAACTACACGAGACAATACTTGTTGTAATTTTAAATGAGTTAATTGAATCATGTCTGCAAAACTAGTTATTCTATTAACTAATGAATCAACTTTTCCTTTATACAGTCTAGGAGCTGAAATAGAATAGCTCATATTAACTTTTGTAGCATTTGCATAAGGTCTTGTCATATTTTCTGCAAATTTCCATTCTAAAATTTTGCTCATCCCTAACACTTTTGCTCCTGAATATAAAACTTCTATGCTTCTAGATACTCTTTCAAAATTATCATTTTCTGGCGGATCAAATGAATCGTCTTTTTCAATTGTTTTTTCAAGACCTTGATCTGTTTTTTTAATTTTAAAAACTTGATTAGTGTATGTTTTATATTCAAAAAATAAAACTGAAACTAAATTTTTTTCATCTCCTCCAGAAAAATTTCTTACATAGTTACTGTATTGAGAAGGCCCTTTATATTTTTGTATTTCTTCTAATTCAGAATTTGTTAATGAAGAAAATTGTCTTTTTACTTCAGCTAAACTTAAGTTTTTAACTTCGCCTACATAGTATAAATCTTCAAAATTAGGATCTTCTGTATAAGAATAAACTATTGAAGCGGGATCTACATAATCTACCGTAACTCCTTCTGATAAATTAAAATTTGTTTTTGATGCCCCTATGCCAAGAACCGCTAAATCATATGCAATTCTTCGTTGATCTTCTTTAAATTTATTAGCTTCAAAAACATTTTTTATTAATTCTTCTTCTGCTATTTCAATACTTTGTTTGTAATTTAATTGTAAATATAAATCTAATTCATTACGAGAAGCTGGTAATTTTTCAGGTTGAGAGGATGCATAAAAATTAGCACCAGTTGCCGCATTTGCTTCTTCAATAAATTTTTTATTAATTATATCTCGCATTGCATTAAAAGCAAAATTAGTTCTTTCTTTTAATGCAAAAGGATCAGTAGCAAAAGATTTTATTTCATAACCTTTGTCTGTCATTCCATTTACAACAATATCTACAAATTTTGGTATTACAGGTACTATTTTCCAATCTAAATTTAAATAAGACAAATCGCCATTAATAGACAATTCATCTTTATATTTTTGAACCGGTTGTTCTCCTCTAGCATATAATCTTAAGCTATGATAATTTTGAAAATTTTGTAAATACTTATCACCACTCATGTCCTGCCTAAACCATTCATTTTCAATAGCCTGGCCCACTCGAAGCCCATAGTCATAACTATTCTTTACTGAATCAGGTACTACCTGGTCTGGGAATGAACTGTTATAATTTGTTGTAATCATTTATTTTAAATTATTTTTGATGTAAAACCATCATTATTATATTTTTTTATTCCTAAACTTACAGGCTTAAAAACTTTTTTTGCTACTGGAGCATATTTATTTTTATTACAAGCCATTATTGCTAATCCCGAACTAATTGAGGCATCATATTTTGTTCTATTATTTAAATTAAACTTTGACCAATCATTAAGTGTTCGTATAAAATACATGTCACCGTAAGTATCATTATTAAATCCAACGTATGAATCTATATAACTTTCAATAGCGGCAGCATGTGCTTGTTTCATATCTTCACTTGAATTTGGTACACCACCAATCTCTCTTTCAGTAATAGATAATTTATTATAGGTTTTATCAGGTCTATTTATTGAGTAACCCCTATAGCCTCTTCTTTTTAAATAATATAATAGTCTTGGTTTGTTATTTTCTGCAAGTATAGGCATTCCGTAAAACACTAAAGCCATTAATACATCTTCAAAAAATGTTTCTGCATTATCCGGTCTTGCAACATATTCTAAAAAAAACATATTAGGTGGAATATCTTCCATAGAAAACTTTGTTAATCCGTGCAAAGATCCTTTAGATCCTCTGCCATCTACTGTGCCTGATATATCATAACTGTCACATCCAAATGCTCCGCAATGTTCATTGCCTGGATATTTATATCCATTTTTTAAAATAATTTTGTTTTGCATGTTATTGTCCGGTACCCAGGAAATAAAAAATCTTCCTTTATTGTTTGGAACAAACATTACTGTAGTATCTCGTACTCCGCCAAACCATTGAAAATTACCTTGTGTTATTAAACTTGACTTAGTAATTTCTTCATTATAATCTATTTGTTCGTAAATCTTAGTTAGATTAAATAAAGATTGTTTTGTTTCATCCCTAAATGCATGTTGCATAGTTCTGGGAAATTGTCTATAAAATTCATTTAAAGCATCTTGATCTGTTTTTAAACCGTCTACTTCATTTTGCCAATAATCTATTACACCTATATCTACTTCACTTTTATCTATACTAATTACTGGGGTTTTTGGTGTATCGAATATAGGTACTCCATATTTATCAATGAATCCTTCGTAATTCCATTCCATAGGTATGAACAAAGAATATAATCCTGAGCTAGTCTGACCGTTGCGGTTTCTTTTAGTAACACTTGAATTTTCATATAATCTTTTAAAGTTTTCTCCCCCTTTATCTAATGCGTTTGATGTTGATCCCATCATACACTTACCAACTATTCTGCTACCTAGTCTTAATGTAGTTTTAGTTACTCTCCAGTTATTTAATATATTATCAGGTCTTTCCCATTTACCAGATTCATCATGTACTAATAGCTTTAGTTTTTCACCGTCATAACTGTTATCTCCTGTATTCTTCCAGTCAATAGTAGTATCTAATCCTTCAATATCTTTTAACTGCTCGTTTAATTCTATTTTTCTTCTAGTTAATTTCGAGGCAGGGACCCTGTACGCAAGCTCCGTCTTCGGCCTGTCCATCCCGTCTTGTACCGGCTTGAAGAAGAACGGATAGTTCGTGGATATTGGTACAACTTTGTCGGTAAACATTTTTTTTGCATCAGCACCCGTCTTTGATAAAATTCCAAATCTAGCATCGCTTGATATTGTTGCCTGGCTAACAGTCTCTGATGATGCCATGAAGCTAAACCCAGACCGTCTATTCTTGAGGTAGCATATACCGTAACACCTACTGTCGGCCTTACAGGCTTCCCAAAATATGTAGAATAGTCTGTTAGATTCCCTGAACTCTGCGGCCCCAACATCAATCTTGGTCCACTGCAAGTACATGTAATGAGAACCAGTAATGTAAGTAGGGGTGCCATTATTGTAGAACGAAAACCCTTCTTCTCTAGCTTTAAATTCATTCTCTATATAGTTATACCATTGTTCTTTAAAATTGTCAGGATAATTATTCCAATCAAAAACACTTTTAATTTTGCTTAATGCTTTAGGATATTCAAACTTTTCCCAATGCTGCTCCGCTTTTACATTGCTTTTTTTATAAGCTTTGTTAATTATTGGTAAACCAATCCGAAAGCCTTGTATATCATATATTGCACCTACAGTGCCATTTTTACTTATAACTACTAAATCATATTCTTTATTATAACCGTACTTAAAACTTTTTAATCTATTTAATCTTTTTAAAGTATTAGGTCTTATGTGATCATCTACTATTGAATATAACGTTTGTTGATACATTATTTAGATCTGCTTTCAGCAAAGCCGCCAAATTTATTAGCTTGCTTTGTATTATCTTCTAACATTTTTTCTTCTTGCTCTATTCTAGTTAGTATTTCAAACGCATCAAATATTGCTAGTTTTTTAGTTGCAGCAGCATTTTTAAGTCTATCTGCAGATATATCATCACCCGAATCTACAATTGCTTCTTTAGCTACTTTAATTAATTCCTCAACTGCTAACTGCCCAGCCTGGATTATATTCAACTTCGTCTCCTTTGTATTCATATTTAATAACAATATCATTTGATTTCATACAGTATAAACGCTCGTTATCTATTATAAACTCCCATTCACCATTTGGTGTAAACCCTACTAGGTCACCAGAGCTAATATCAAGCGCATTTAAAGAGCTATTGTCATATTTTAATATACCAATAAGGCTCTGTTCTTTATCTTGCTTTAAATAGTCATTATTTAAAATAGGTTTAACAAAGCATCTGTCTCCAAAAGCTTTCCATTCACTATTTTTTTTATGCAAATAAATTTGATCTATTTGACAAAAATACAAATTATCTTTAAAATATTTGCTACTATTTTTTTCTTTACCTCTTATATCATAATATCTTCTAAAAACATTGTGATGTATTATTATTTCATCACCTATTTTTATTAAAGTTTTATATGCTAATGGTACAGAAATTACTTTAGCTTTTTTATTTATAAATTTAAAAGATTCTATACTAGAATTTAATATTAAATTTTTATCGTTTATTTTTAAAGTGTTGTTATATCTTTCTCCTATTGGTTCAACAATAAAATCGTATACACTATTCATATTCTAAATTATATTCAACAGATACCGCCATGTTAGTATTAAACTTCTTCCACGGCAATACCTCGTTGTTTTTTTTAATAAAAATATTATAAGAACCATCAGTATCTTCAAATATGATATAAGCTATTTTATGTCCCCCATAGACTTCTTGTCCAACGGAGTAGTGCATGGCATCATTTTTATAATCAGAACCAATGCTGATCTTCCTTATAATACTAGACATTTTATTGCTTTACTTCTTCAGAACTTTCTATTTCAGAATATTCACCTGTTTCTAAATCAATGCTAATTGCACCGTACTCTTTTTCTAATTCTTTTTTATAATCTTCCATTTCTTGGCTTATGCCAGCGTATTCATGTAGCAATACGTGCTTTTGATTTTCAACAAACCCAACATCTCTTAAAAGATTATTCATTTTTGTTTGTTGTTCTTTAACTTTAGAAAGTTGCTCTTCTGTTACTTTGTTTTTCTTTACTTCTGTTTTTACTTTTGTCATTTGATTTAATTTAATTTAATTTAACTTATTTTAATATAATGCTATAATAGTTGTTGCTGTAGTTGCAGCATCAGTTGTGTATACTTTTCTAAATAATCCGTCTAATGTTGTTCCTTGCAATATACCATTTAAGGTAATGGTTTGATTAGGTGGTGCTGAAGCTAATTCTACTTTAACAGCACTTCCTCCAGCTGCTCCATTAATATATAATCCAAAAGCATCACCACCTGATTGTATATCAGCTTCATAGATACCGTTTGTTGCTGCGCCTGTACCTCCGCTAAAAGGTCTTTGTAAATCTGTTGCAGCTATAGTAACTGTTAAGGCTCCCGTTATAGCATTACCATCATTACTAGCCGTAAAGGCAGTTGTAATAGATGCTGCATCAAAAATTATTGTTTGTGCCGCAACTCCCATATTAGGACCTGCACCTGGATTTACTGGAGCGGTAACTACAGCTGCTTGAGCTGAACCAGCTGCCCGTGTTGATGCAACAACACAATTAATTATTGTTCCTGCATTATCTGTAGTTAGTCTGTAAGATACGCCTTTATCTTTATTTTGATAACCTGCAGTAGGTCTTTCTTGAGCAGAACCTAAAAAAGTACCGCCTGAAGCAAATGCTATTACAGTTGTACTAACAGGAATATTTCCAGAAAGAGTTGATGCAAATTGACCCACTGGTATTCCAGCGGCGGTTGCTCCTGGTGATCTCAGGGTTGCTGATGTTAATAACGCAACGGCGTTAGTGTACATAGTACTTTGATTTTGTGGATACATGTTTTTATTTTGTTTTATCTTTTATTTTTTCAAAAGTACGTAAACCTCCAAGGCCTAACATACCCAATAGTACAGTCATTAAATGCTCCATTTGTAATGCCGGCGGAGCGTCCGCTGTTTTTGTAATCCAAATAAATAAATCTCTTATTACAAAGTTGTAAGCTAATGCAACTCCGCATATCCAACCTATAAAAGGTCTCCAGCCTGCAACAAATAATGTTCTATGCCCGGCTTCAATTTCATTTATTTTAGTTTGTAATTCAATAATTTCATTAGGGTCTAATTCTTTGCCCTTAATAGCTTCTCGAATTTCCCACGCTAAATTACCCGCGGCTGACTTTTTATTGTCCCCACCTTTTATTAAACCTAGTAATAATTTCCACATAATTAAGCTTTATCGTAAGCTTCTTTTTCCCATGGAAGTTTCTTAGCACCTTCTTGCATTTTACTTCTAGAATATGTTTTACCTTTCCAGTAAACATTTTTATCGTCATAATCTAAATCTCCTCGCTTAAATTGATCTATATGTACCATTTCATGGTCAACCACTTTATTAATTTTTTTTGGATTTAAATCTTTATTAACTAATATAGTTCCATTATTATTAGCTTTGCCTAAAACATCATCTCCTAAATCTACATTATATATAGGTGTATTATCTTGATTATAAGGTGGTGTGTTTAATTTAAACGCCATAAGGAAATTTTTTATTTAAAGCTTCTTTTCTTTTTTTACAACCACAAGGCTTTTTTAAACTTTTAGAAATTAAACCTACAACACTTTTAACACCTGTTACGGTTGTTATTTTTTCAATTGTATCGCCTAGTCCTGTTGCTTTCATATAAATAAAATTATATACCTCCTGCCAAAGCAAGAGGCATATGAATTAATAATTAGGCAGTATAAGTAACTGTGTTTACAAATATTTGTAAGTTGCCAACTAAAGGAGCTTGTCCTGGAGCTGGTACACCAGTTGTTTGATCTTTTCCAAAACCAACAGAAGCTTTTACTCCACCTGGATTAGCGGTTAAAGCTCTGTTAACTGTTTGAAGTGTTGGAGTTCCTGCAGTAATTGTTGGTACAGCAGCTGCTCCTGCATTAGATGTTGAAAGTAAAAATGCAATTTGTGAAGTTGCAGTATTTTTTAATTCTACAGTTAGTACACCCGTTGCAGTAACGTAAGTTAGTGCACTGATCTGATCTACATTTACTAAGTACTCTCCTTCTGTTGTTGCAGCGCCAGTATTAGTAACGTTAAATGATAAAAATTTAGCCATTGTGTTTGTTTTTGTTATTGTTGTTGTTTTTGTTTGCTAGGGTTTATACAGTCCTATCTGTTTTATTTTATAAAATCTTTTTTAGATTTGCTATCATTCCCTTTTTTGCCACCATACATTTTAGTAGGAGCACTATAGTCTTTATCTGACATGCTGTCGTCCCCTTTGTTTCCACCATATTTATTTCTACTTGCTACAGATGGCTTTCCAACTTGTTGTCCATACCCTTTATTCATATTAGACATAGGAGACATATCTTTCTTCATCATCATAGCAGCATTTGTATCTACTGGGTTATCTGCTAAAAGATTTTTTCTTTCTTGTCCTGCAGATTCATCATTCATATTTATGCCAGATTGTAGCTTCATATTATTTCCGCTATAACTTAAAGGGCTTATTCTGTCACCCATCGTAGCATTGCCATTCATATTTATATCGCTTTTTCTGTCTGCAATATCGTTTTTTAAATAATTAATTTCTTGTCTTTCGTTGTAAGCCATAATTTCTGTGTTTTTGATTTGTTATTGTTATTGTTTTTGTTTAGTTATTAGCAATTCCATTTTTTTAAAGCCAAAGCTTTTCGAGTTGGTTTTCCATTAGGCTTTTTCATTGGGCCTTTTACACCACTCATTCTTGCACAAAACGATTTACGTCTTTTAGCCGCTTTGCTTCCAGGCTTTAACTTAGAAGGCTTTGTTGTTACAGCCGTTTTAAGTTTACTACCTGGGTTATCTTTACGATATTTTGCAACGCCTGCGGCCGTCATTCCTCCTTTTTTACTATAATATTTTTTAGATTTTTTTCTTGAAGGAGCGCCTCCCTTCTTGAGAAGAGGTGATTCGCTTTGTATGTATGCCATTATTTTTTTATTTTAATCCACTTACTTAGTGTATAACCGATTGTAACAATCAACAAAATTACTTTTAACCAAACTTCTAAGTTTGTCATGGTTACAACGCCTACAGTTCCATTTAGAGCTATAAGCTTAATATCATTAGCCTCCATATTTTACATAGAACCTTTGGCAAGTTGTGTTATAGGACCTGCTTTATAAGCACAGCTTGCTTTTTTAAGTTGCATGCCTGTAATCCCTGAACTAGATCCTCTACCCATAGGAAAACCCATTGTATTTAATGGTCCATCCCAAAGAGCGTTAGCGCCTACAACGCCTGCTTCTGCTTTTACTACTGCTGGTGATTTCATTTTTTTTGTTTTTGATTATCTGTGTTTGTCTTTGTTTACGTTGTTTATTGATGTTTTTAATACTGTATCGGTATATGTTCTACCTAGCATTATAACATTTCTTCTTTCACTGGTTGGTATATCTTCTTCACCCAGCATTATTCTATATATTCTATTTATTAACTGCTTGCCTTTAAAAGACATTTTATATAAATTATATTTTTGAGTAGTATGATTTCTTTGACGCCAAACTTTAATCCAGTCTTCTTGTAATAATCTATTCCATCTTCTGTTGTCCCAGCTATAGGAATAAGCCCCCATTTTAAAATCTATTTTACTAAATATATCTATGCAATCTAAATATATAAGAAGTTCTATATCAGCACTGGTTAAATTATTGTTCTTAGCTGCCCATTGCCTTATTATTCGGTAATGTTTAACTAAGTTCATTTCTTTTAAGTCCTTAGCTTCTAATCTTCTCATATTACTATAACAACATCTTGAAGCTTTATAACTTGATAAATAGTTTTATCTATTTCTATGTTATGGCCCGCTGCGCTATCATAATAAATATTATCTGATTCTTTAATACCTACTACTTCAGAACCTATTGATATTACTTCTGCTTTATTATATCTTAAATCTTCTCTTTGATTTTCAGATACAAGCAAACCACCTTTGGTTTCAGAAGTACCTTGTTTGTCTTTACTTATGATTAAGTTTCTACCTATTGCCTTCATTAATTCTTAAATTATTAATTATACAATCAGTAGATAAAATAGTTGTTGCAACAGACGCTGCATTTTTAAGTGCTGCTTTTGTTACTAGCAAAGGATCGATTATTCCGGCCTTAACCATCTTAACCGATTTACCCGTTATCACATCTAGTCCCCATCCTTTCTTTTCAGAATGTGCTTCACTAATATTAGCGTTGTCTAAGATAATGTGATAGGGAGCTTTAATAGCTTCCAGAAGGACGCTTTCAGCTTTATCTTTAGGTTTGATAAACATAGCAGCATTTAAAAGTGCAACACCTCCACCGGCAACAATGCCTTCTTTAATGGCGGCTTTTGTAGCACAAATAGCATCTTCTACTCTATCAGTTTTTTCTTTTAATTCTATACTTGAATCTGCACCTACTTTTACAGTAGCAATCTTTGAAGATAACCTAGCTAGTCTTTTTTCTAGTCTTATAACTTCAGGGGCAGTATTACTTTTATTTAAATCTTCTTTTATAGTAACTATAATGTCTGCTACTTCATCAGTTATTTTTTTAACTCTAATTATTGTTTCAGTATCGTTAGTAATAGATTTAATACATGTACCTAAATGTTCCGGTAGTATCATATCCATATCATCACCTAAATCTTCGTTAATAATAGTAGCACCTGTTAATAATGCTAAATCTGTTAGCATATCTTTTTTAGTTATACCATATGTAGGTGCATTAATAACATTTATTTTAATAACATCTTTTATTTTATTCATAGCTAAAGTAGAAATAACTTTAGGATCTAAATCAGCAATAATAAGTAATGACTTATTGTTTTTAATAGCATGCTCTAAGATGTTTTGTATTTTTCTTACATTCTCAACTGGTGATTCAATAAGTAAAACTAATGGATTATCTAATTCAGCAACTCTTGCTTCTGCTTTAGTAACAAAATGTGAATTTGTTAATCCTTTATTGTATTGCATTCCTTCTATTAATTCAGAAGTAGTTTCTGATAATTCCGTAGCTTCCATCATTACAACACCGGTTTCATCAACCGATCTAAATGCTTCAGCTATAACAGAACCTAATGCTTTATCATTATTTGTAGAGATGCTTGCAACTTGGTCTATCATTTGACCTGTTACTTTTATTGAGTTTGTTTCTAAGTAATCTATTACTTTATTAACAGCATTATCAATACCCTCTTTTAAACTCCTAGCGCCAAGCTCCTCCAGTTTTGGATAAGCTTGCGTTAAGATTGAGTGTGCTAGTACTGTAGCAGTAGTGGTTCCATCACCTGCTTCTTTCACAGTTTTTCTAGCAGCTTCCTTTAAAAGCGTAGCACCCATATTTTCTATTGGATCTAATAGCACTATTGAATCAGCAACGGTTACACCGTCTTTAGTTATAATAGGCTTTCCTCCTCCATCTTCTAATATCACACGTTTACCGCTAGCACCTAGTGTGGAACTAACGGCTTTTGTGAGTTTATTAATACCTTCAAATAGTTGATCCTTAGCTTCGTTACCAAAGCTGAGGTTTTTGACAATTGCGTCTGACATAATTTAATTTAATTTGATTTGATTTGATTTTGTTTATTTAAAGGTCTTTACAACAACAGGCCCTTCAGAAAGTTTTAGCTTTTTAAGATAATGTTCAATAGAAGATTCAATAGCTTTTTCAGCTGCTTCAATTGTTTCACGTCTTGTAATTCCGTTCCAGTTGTCATTAGTGTCATTCCATTCAGCTTGGTAGTAGCCATTAGGAAGTTGTGTTATTCTCCAGTTCTTTTTCTTTGAATAACGTTTCCAAATTTCTTTGGTTTCTTCGGATAAATGTGGTTGACTAGACCACGATTGAGTCTTGTAAAAAAGTGTCATTGGTTTTTGGTTTAATTAATGATAAGGTTTACAGTTTATTATCACTTAATTTTAAGCACCTTTACAAGTACATGAGTTATTGCCGCATGTACATTGCTTATTCTTATTATATACAGTATCAAATGCTGTTGCACCTAGTATAGTAAGCTTGTCAATTATATCGCTTTGCATGTCAATTATCATTTTTTCTAACTGATCATTTCTTTTTTCCATTTGATCTGCAAGTAATTGTAATGATTCGTTTTTATTTTTTAAGGCATTTACTTCATCTGGATTTCTACCTATAATAGCATATATAACTACAGATAAAGATCCTACTATCATACCTACTATAGATACAAATATATCTTTGTTGTCTTTTGGTATTTGATAAAAGGAAAGAAAAAGTAATAGTGCAATAACTAATGCAAATATACCTGCCGCTCCAGCGTAGTGCCTTAAGTCTCTTGAAGAATTTGATGCCATATTTTATATATTATTATTTTTAAATCTTTGATTATGCAAATGCCATATAAATGTATTCTACATTAAGTGTATTGTATCCATAATAATTTGCTCCATTTTTAGGTTGGAATCCTTTTGTTGCTCCTGTTAAAAAATCTAAATCATAATTTGAAGCAGATTGTTCTGCAATACCTAAATCTGGATATAATCTTTTATTTCTTGGGTTTGAAGGGCTTCTTGCACTATCATATATAAGCCAATTTCCACCACCATTATCGCTTGTAGTTGCTTTAATTAATACAAATTTTGGAGTAAATCCAGTATTGACAATAGGGCCTGTCGAATTTCCATTCCCAGTATATTTCCCTATAGAACTATATCCTGCTACTGAATGAAAAGCGTAAGCTATGTAATTTCCAGAACTTGAAACAGGATTAAAAGTTGTAGCAGTCGGAGGGGTTGAACCTGTTGTTGCTTTACCAGCACTTGAATTTAAAACCAAATAATAATAATTAGATGTAGCGTCAATAACACCCGGTGCAATATAAACATACCAATCTTGTGAACCGCTTGTTAATTTTTGTATAATCATTTGAGGTGCAGAATCTAATCCGTGACCAACAGTTCCTGATGCTCCTGTATAGCTAATAATACTAAATCCTGCTGCTGTATTAGCAGATACTTGACTTGTTATAGTGCCATCTGTATTTGATACAGCTGTTCCTCCTGCTTTCCAGTTCCAAGCAACATACGTTCCACTTCCATTATTAGTAGCTCCATTGTTTCCAGTAGTAAAACCATTTGAATCAAATGAACTTACAGCATTTGTCGTAGTATATCCGGCAGCTGGTAAATTACTTGAAATTTGTCTTTGAACACCCCTAACAGAATCAAACCAAGCGTGGTCTTCTATAGTATTTCTTTTCTTTATCCAAACCAAATCTGGCTGAAATTGTAGGCCTGTATATCCTATGTCTGTTGTTGTGCCGTTATAATTTGTAGAAAGGTCATTACCATTACCATCTAACTGATAAGCAGCGATACACCCTGCTCCCGATGGGAAGTCTAATGTAGCAGCTGTTGT